GCGCCGCAGCACGACCGTCTCGCCTGATGCCGGGATGTTGCCGCTGGTAAACGTGACCGTGCCGCCGGCGTCATTGCCTGCACCGCTGACGTTATAGTGCGTGGTCAGCGTCTTCGTCGTCTCTGTGCCGGTAGACGAGCGGATAATCACTTCCATCTCGCTGTCGGCAAATATCTTGAAGGTGTAGTTAAACGCCGCGGTCGATCCGTCGCCGCTCGCGCTGACTTTCGTAGTGGTCGAGGATACCGTCATCGCCTAATCTTTCCTTGCTCGTTGTATATGTCTTTCATCTTGATGAAGTCCCGATATGCGCGTGCCACGTCCTGGTACTGCGGCATGTTGAACACCACCTCCAGACCAGCGTCGTAGAACCGATCTTCCACGTCACGCATGGCGTTGCGCTTTTCTTTCTCTGTCATGCCGCTGAACGCGACCGAGCTGATCAAGTTGTTGAGCGACTGCTTAAATGTTTCCGCTTTGCCGGTTGCCGGGTTCTGCACGCTGATCGTTCTCTTGGCGACCCGCGTCCATTCCGACTGGAACGCATCGGTAAAAGCAAAGCCGTCTGCCTTTTCCTTCGCAGTACGCAGCGGCCCGTTAAGGATGATCTGCAGCCTCTGCAGCGCGTTGGGCGCCTCGCCCTGGCGGACGTTGAAGGGGATGATCAGGTTGTATGCAGCAAGCACCGGGTTGACGTCGAACCGCACACCCATCTCGCGCGGCTCGCCGAACACGTCGTACTGAATTGCGGATGTCTCGTCGCTGGCACCGCCCATGATGACGCGGTCGTTTAGCATCGAGTCCCACCTAGCCAACGCGTCCCGCACGCTGCCTCCCGCTGCGCCTTTAACCATGCCAACCAGCTCGTATTGGGGGTTACCGTCAGGGCCAGGTTCCATGCCCTGCACTTCTGCAAGCGTGTAATACTCTATCGCGCCGCTGGGTCTGCGCTGCGTGGGATCTACTGCGCGCTCACCAGCACGAACCGCTGCCGAGTACGGCATGAATGATTTCAGCGGCCCTTCTGCAGCGAAGCTAAGGTCGCCCTTCTCAAACGCTTTTACGATTTCGCCGACAGTCTGAATCATCGGCATCTCGGTGATGTATGTCGCCGCCGCAGCGATGGCGTTAGTTCCCAAAGCGTTGCGCGCCTCGGGGTCGTTTGTGCGTCGCATACGCTCGACCGTCGTTGCCGCGATACCCAGCACCGCACCAACCGGCTCAAGGCCGGCGTAGCTCACATACGTCAAGGGGCCGTTTGGCACGCCCGTGCGCGGGTCATACAGCGGCAGGTCATCGCCGTCCGCGTCCTTCGGCCAGTCGTCACCCTTGAATACCAGCGAGTAGGGGCGCCACCCTGGCGGCAGCATGTTGCGCTGCCGCTCATCCTTCGGCATCGCGCCTGTGACCCGCCCCGACGAAGCGTATTCTGCAAAGGCGTACATAACGCCGTAGCCCATGCCTGCGCGCGCGATCGCTTTTTGCCTTGCAACCGGGTCGCGGAAGTAACCGCCCGACACGCCCATACGCTCCATTGATCGCAGGATTGCGTTGGTGGGCGCTTTCACGAACGGCAAAAGAACACGGCCAAAAAATGGCAGGTTGTTTCTTAGCAAGTTTGCCGCGTCGTCCAGCAAGCCGGTGTCCGTTGTCAGCGTATTGTAGCGCGCTGTTGCATCAAGCTGGTTGGCATACGATCGCGGATCGAGGATGACCATCGCCGCGTTATCGACAGCTTCTTGGTCGGACTTGCCCAGCGCCTTTGCCGTCATCGCTTGGTGATAGGCTTCGCTGTACAGCTCACCTCGCTGCGAAAACACGCGCCAAAGATCATCCGCCGCCATCAGCGCACGTCCAGGTATGCGGATAATCTTGCCGATCGCGTCAGCGAAACGACCCGCCATACCACTCAGGTTTAGCGCCTCGGCACTGATCGCCTTCAGCTCGCCGCCCTCGATTTTCGTTAGAGCGTCGGCGCCTTGCTCATACTTAAACGTCTGGCCTGCAACGATCAGCGAGTCCTTTACGGAACGGCTGAAGCCGTACATGCGCGCAATCGCCTGCCCGGCATACACGCCGTCCGCAGTGCTGCCAAAGCCGGCGCGGCCGTAGCCCTTGGGACCAGCACCCACTGCCTTGCCGATGCCGCGCTCAACGCCGCCGACTAAACCGGCCAGCACTTCCTCGGCCGTCTGGTACGCCATGAACACAGGCGTGGCGAAGAAGTTCTTGATATGGGTGTAGGTCCAGCTCAACAGGCCGTTGACGTACACTTCTTGGAACACGCCGTTGGCCTTGCTCAAGAAACCGCGGAAAGCGTAACCGTGGACCGCAGCCGAACCACCTTCAGCCTCTGCGCGCAACAGACCCTCGGCCAGCTTCTTTGCTTCCCTTGCGCCCCCAGTCTGACGCAGCATTTCTGCTGCCGCCTGCGCCTGCGCCTCTGCAGTGCGTGCGCTTGCCGGGATGTTGAACGCAGACAATGCGCGCGCGATTTCCGTCTGCATACCCTTGACCTGCATCTGTATGCCGGCGTGAATCGCCATCTGTTTCCGAAACTTCAGCAAGGTCGCCGAGTCGTCAGCGCCGTCGCGTATCGCTCGCGCCAGGTCAGTCAGGCGTTCGCCCGATCGCACCAGCAGGATGCGCGCCGCTGTCGCCTGCTCGGCGTTAAGCAGCTCGCCGGTCTTGCGTTTCAGGAGCTGCCGCGTGAAGCCCAGCTCGTCGGCAAGCAGACCCTCGGCCTGCTCCAGCGTTTCGCCGCGGCTGATGACGCCGCGCTTCGCTGCTTCTGTCGGGTCAGCGTAGATTTCGCTGACCTCGTTGAACAGGTTCTTGACGTCGTCGCCGGTTTCCAAACCATCAAAGTTAAAGTCCAGACCATCGCCGCCGCTCCGCACAAAGTTGCTGACTCGCTCTGGTTCAGTCGCACGGATAGCGCCAACGGCATCTGCTTCGTTTACCGCGCCCGTCTCTGTGCGCTCTGATCGCATGGCATCGCGAGCGTCCTTGATGACATCGGCAACCGGATCTGCATCAATCGCGTCCAGCGCCTCTGCCGTTGGTGGCGGATTAATCGCGTCGGTGGCAATGCCGCCAGCCTCATCAAATCGCTGCTGCCCCTCTGGCGACAATAGTTGCGGGGCAAGTTCTTCCTGTCTTCCCTTGTACGGATCTGGCTCGCCCAGCTCGCGCTTCGGCAGGCTCATGCCCTCTTCGACCGACGTCGGGACGCCTTGTTCTGCACGTCGCGGCGCCACGCCAAGCATCTTGAATAGCTCGATGATGACGTCGCCCTTGCCGGCAACCTGTACGCCCTGGTCATCAGGCAATAGAGTGCCGCCGCGGCGTGAGGCCTCAGCCGCCTGTTCAGATATAGCCATGCACTAGTCCCAATAAAAAAGGCGCCCGAAGGCGCCTTGTTTCTAATTAACCGATGGGGGCGACGTTACGTCGTCGGCTCCTCGGTAGGTGGCGTTGATGGCGTCGTTGATTGTCCAGCCATATCGCTCTGAGAAGTCTCGGTCGATTTCATCGATCCGCGGTTGGAGTTCATTGATGAGATCACGAATCCGCCCTTGTAGATCGGATCGTCCTTGTCCGCTGATCGCCGCGTAGTAGTCCTCGCCATTTGGATTCACACTCCAATCATTGCCGCTGTAGCCCGTGTAAGCGTGGAAGTTTACAGGGTCTACAACGAGGTCATCGTCCAATTCTAACTTACTTACCGCCTCATCTACAAGTTTTCCAAACTCCTCGTTTGTAAGCAGTTTGTCTTCATCTATCCAGGTGCCGTCCATTGCAGGTTTGAAGCCGCCTTTGCCGTCAGGCACCTTGCGAACAAAATCAAAGTTCAGGAGACGCACGCCATCTTCAGCAGCAACCGGGTTGTATTCACCATGCCCGGCAAGATCCGCCAAGATGTCGCCGAGACGTTTCGTTTCCGCTTCAGAAAACGGACGGCCAATTCTCAGCACAATGCCGTTCTCGTCTCTTTTCTTCGCCTTATAAAATGGCCTGTGCCAGCCAACGCCGTCCTGCTTCATCAATATGCCGCGCACCGCTGCGTATGCCGCCACGAGATCCTGTGAGGATTTTTCAATATCGCCCGACGCTGCGCCTTTGTATTGGCGCGGCATGAGCGCGACCGTTTGTGAACCGGGGCTTACTTTGCCCTCGAAGAAACCAGGCGCCTCAAAGTCGCCAGGCGACAGCAGACCCAATCGCTTGGCGATTATGTCTTCGCCGTTTTCGTCAAGAAACGCCTTTGATATTGCGACGTGGTATTCCGCCTGCTGTTCGTAGGGTGCGTTGAACATCTCCGGCATATGATTGCTAGTGCGACCTGGGATGCTTTCCCAAGAAATCTGACCACGATTGTCGGCGAGGGCATCGGCGTAGTCGAACTTCGCGCGCTCGATGTCCTCCTTTGTCAAATCGTGCTTCATGGCGTGTTTCAGCCAGTTTTTCATGTGGTTTGCTTGGTCGATTACCACACGCTCTTTTTTGCCTGTGCGCGGATTGACCTCGAACTTAATCCAGCCTTTCTTTTCGCTCGATGCCTCAGTCGCTTTTTTCACGGCCGGATTTTCAGAACGACCTTTCATCGTCACCCAGATCGCTGCCTGCACCTGGTGCGGCTCCCAACCAAACTCCTGCGCGATGCGTTGGGTTTCTTCTGTGATGAACTGATACTGGCGAGGCGACGGCATTTCGTTTGGTTTCGTAAAGCCAAACGCACGCAGCATCCAAATGTCACCAGTGACCGGCCCCGTCCTGCTGGGGTCGATATGGATCATCAGGTTGTTGTAAAAGTCGTCGGTTTTTCTGCCAGCCCATTGATCGCCGTTGAAGATTTCTTCGAGCTTTTTGCTCATAGCTTGCGGGAAACGGCCCGACTTGATTGGCTCGCCAGCTTTCCATTGCGAGTATGCCTGCAGGGCATAATCAAAATTATTTTTGACAGGTGTGCCAGGCGACGTAACAGCGATTGCCTGTATCAGCTTGTCGGCTTCATCAACGTCTCCACCGACTGCGTCCAAGATTTCCTTAGAGCTACGCTCGTACCACATCCGACCTTCGGCGCCCTCGCGTGCAAGATTGGCAACGCGGGTCCGCAAGGCTGCTAATTTTTGCGGACTCCTGACGCCTGGCGGCGCGCCGATGTACTGGCCCGTCGTACCAACGCGGCGGCGATCTGCAACCCTACCTGCAGCCGACAACGCCATGTCACCGACAGCACCGATCGGGTTTGCCGATAAGGTATCGCCGCGCATAACGCTGCCCAGCCGCTCGTCCGCACGCGCGCCAGCCTGCACAATGCGCTCGCGCAGGTCGTCGGTGTTGACGTTCTTGGCGTACTTAACGCCAAGGACCGCGCCCTCGACAATCTTCTCTAGGGCGCCGCCAATAATCATGCCGTCGAGAGAATCCCGAGCCTTGCTGATAATTTCAGGTTCGCTCTCCTGCTTCTCAACGACCATCATCACGGCGTTTGCAAATGCGCCGCGCTCTTCGGGCGTGGCACCCGACAACATCTTCGTAACAGCCGAGATCGCGCCTTCTTCGTCGGGCTGCGAATTGATGAAATCCGCGATGCCGCCCCAGGCAAGGCCGCGCGCAAACGGCGACATCACGCTGAACGCACGCAGATAC